AATAACTCTTCAAGATTTGAAAAAACAGATTAACTCAACAGCACCGATTGAGTGCGGTTTAAAAGTCGGCGACCGAGTTATTTATAAAAACGACTTTGGAATCAAATTTGGCCCATACGAAGTTATTGGATTTGAAAAGAAAGAAGATATTTCAGGCGGGCGATTTGTTTACTTAAACAAAGATTGTTACTGGTTCCCAGTAAAAGCGGAACAACTAACAAAACAATAAGAATCTTTACTAAGCCCTCGAGGTGAGGGCTTGAATAAAGGTTTTACAACCAAGCCGAAAGGCAACGATCTTTAACAATACGATTAAAAACACATCGACCAACACTTAAGCGCAGTTAAGACGGCAGTGAGAATGACAAAGCTCACCGATTAATTAGCGATAAGTAGTTAGGAGTAAGTGACTTATGGTCTTGTTGCGATAACACGCCAATCCCGATGGATCGCAAATAGCGATGAACGGATGAAGAAAACTTACATTACGGTGTGAATGCTTACGGAAATGCAAACAAAGCCAATGGGTGGGAATAGCTAAACGTAAGCAACCGAACCACTGTTTTTGGTCTGTTTTTAAAATGGTTAAAAAAGGAAAAGCGACAGACAGCAAACGTTAGCTAAAGGCGAGACATACCGGAGAGACGGTAAACTGCCGCGGTAGCTTAATAGGTAAAAGCAACCGGCTCATAACCGGATGATAGTTGAGTTCGAGTCTCTCCCGCGGCACCAATTCAAAGCGCATTTGCTAGGACAGAGATATTTTGGGAAGTACAACCGGAATGAATGATAGAAGAAGTGCGCTTTGAAATGGCAAACATAAAATAAATGAGGTTAAAAATGGAATATGTAACGATTTCCAAATCTGAACATGATTTCTTGGTTACCCAAGCCAAGCGAATGAAATTTATTAGCGGTTACAGACCGACACTGATGGAAGAAACGGACACTGGAGAATACTCAATTACTGTAAGCACCATGGGAATTATTGACACGCTACGATACAGCAAAGGTATTGAGTGCATCGATCTTGCGATTAAAGATATTCGAGAAATGCAGCAAGTATTTTGGATTTTTGAACCTACGGAAATCTACGCCGGGCGCACGATTGAAGAAATCCTTAATGAATTTTTTAGCGAAGAAGATCGCAAAGAAATTTTGAAAGACAATCTTTACGGCCCGGTTGATTTAAACGAAAAATTCCCAGTCAAGGAAGATATAGGAAGTATCGCAGTAGAAAAGACTATCAAAGAACTACTTGATGAAATGGTGGTTTTTCCTGACGTGGTACTAAGTTCTTATTCATAATTTCAATGGCTCTTGTGTTTGCTAAGACATGGGGATTAGCAGGTTGCCGAAAGGTGTAACGTTAAGTAAAAAGTAGATTTTGCGTTTAGAAATTTAGAGGGTTCGACTCCCTCCGAGAGCCACCTAATATAACCCCGCGCCGAATATTTACTAACAAGTGAATAAGGATTAATCATCGGTGGCGTGGGGTTATCTATCGGGCTTAATTATGGATGATTAAGCTGGTCGAGCCGATTTAGTCACGGTGGACACCGCTCAAGACGAGCTTACTCACCTGGGATGACTACCCGCACTTTTGGTTACTGTCTTAGCCGAGCATGAGGGCTTTAAACTTATGTAATTTTAAAATTGGTTCCTTAGGTTATTCGCCCACTGTAAAAAAGTGGGCTTTTTTTTTGGCCAACGGAACGAAAAACAACCAAGGAGCAAAAAATGAAAAATACAATTACTACCGCACTTGTTGCGATTATCTCAGGATTAATGATGATGCAAGCAGTTGCATTAATGACGTTACCGGAGCGTAACGCGGTAACTTACACAGACTACAACGACCACTTGGCAAGCGAGCAAATCTCCGCCGAGTGGGAATCTAAAGCAAAAGCGGAATGGATAGCAGAATTTGGCGACGCACAGCCTAACCTAAACGCGGAAGCGAAATCATATCTCGAGCAAGAAACAGCGAGATTACAAGGGCTACGCAATGGCAAGTAAAGACTTAACGCGTTATTAGAAAATCCAACCACACGAGCGCGGACTTGGATTTATTGCTATTGAGTACATACACGACCGCGGAAAGATTAAACGACTTTGGACGAGCAATAATCACTGTGATGAGAGCTTGTGTGAGGTTGAGATAAAGCGTCGTAAAGAGACTGTTAAAACCGTCCAAGGTTTGGATTTAACACGCAAGTGCTTACATAAATTTTACAACTGGGGGCATCAGGATTTGTTATGAGAGGATTACAAACGGCGTGGGAAAATCGATTAGAAGCGGAATATCACGCACAAATCGAAGCGGCCGAACGATACGACGCGGAACTTGAAGCTGAAAAATCCCGAATCGACTCGGCGGCAAAAAACGGCGATGAATCACTAATCGACGCAATCAATGACGCAATCTCTCTTAGTGATGATGGTTTAAATATGCAGTGGTTAGCGATTGGGGCGGGAGCATGGGATAAGTTAGCAATCATCAGAGATAACGCGATCGCAATTGTGGCCAAACGAAATTTAAAGGGCAAATATGGCAACGGTAATTGAAAATATGTCGAATGCCGACTATCACGCACATTCAGCAATTAGTAAATCGGGGCTGGACTTAATAGAAAAAAGTCCGGCTCATTTTTTCTACGCGGAGCGGGAAAAAACAAAAGAAATGGTGATTGGTTCGGCATTTCATGACTTGGTTTTGCTCCCTGATACATTTAACGAGCTCTACATCATAAAGCCTGCCGAAATTAACTTTTCGACCAAAGCCGGTAAAGAATGGAAGCAGCAAGCGGAGGAATCGGGGAAAGAGATTCTGACTGAAGAAGAATTTAACCAAATCAATGCCATGAAAGAAAGTGTACTCGCCCACCATGCGGCAGGAAGACTGTTATCAAACGGTAAGGCTGAAACTTCTATCTTTTGGCAAGATGAAATCGGCGTTGAGTGCCGATGCCGTCCCGACTTTATCAACGTAAACAATGTGATTGTTGACCTTAAAACAACAACCGACGCAAGTCCGAAAGGATTTGCGAAATCCGTTGCAAACTTCCGCTATCACGTTCAGGATGCGTATTACTGCCATGGATACAAGCACGCATTCGGCGAACTTCCGAGAGGGTTTGTGTTTGTGGCCGTTGAGAAAAAACCACCCTACGCCGTCGGCGTTTACACGCTTGACGACTTAGCGAAAGTGGAAGGCGAAATGCGGTTCAAGGAGAACCTTTTGACCTACAAACAAGCACTGGAAGAAAATGCCTGGCACGCTTTCAGTCAGAAAATTGAAACACTCAGTTTACCGAACTGGGCCTTTAAATCTTAGGAGATAAACAATGACAACAGTCGCTAATGTTTTTGCGCCGGAACCGCAAAAAGAAAAAAACACCGCAATGGTTGAATCTCAATCGGCGCGTGAAAGTCAGGAAGTACAGGCAATGATGGTTATTGCTAAACGTTTCCCGCGCGATCCGATTGATGCAATGGATAGAATCATTAAATCCTGTACTCGCCCAACCTTGGCGCAAAGTGCGGTCTATTCGTACCCGCGCGGAGGGCAAAATGTAGAAGGTCCGTCTATTCGTCTTGCTGAAACAATCGCCCAAGAATGGGGAAATATCCAATACGGCATTCGTGAGTTAAGCCAGGCAAACGGAGAAAGCACTGTAGAAGCCTTTGCTTGGGATATTCAGACCAACACACGGCAAGTAAAAGTGTTTCAGGTGCCGCATGTGCGTTATTCAAAAAAAGGCAAAACCATTTTAACGGACCCGCGCGACATTTACGAGCTTGTAGCAAACAACGGTGCACGTCGATTAAGAGCTTGTATTTTAGGTGTAATCCCTGGTGACGTAATCGAAGCGGCCGTTGAGCAGTGTTCGGTGACATTAACGGCAAATGCAGACACCTCTCCAGAGGGATTGAAAAAGCTGTCCGACTATTTTAACGAAAATTTTGGCGTAACCAATGACATGATCGCAAAACGTTATCAGTGTCGGTTCGAATCATTAAGACCAGCCCAAATAGTCCAGTTAAGAAAAATTTCACAATCTTTAAAAGACGGCATGAGTTCTGTTGAAGACTGGTTCGATATTGACTACAAGGCAAATGATTTAAATGCTTTAGTCGATAAAACAGAAACAGATAATAATAAATAAACCCAAAGGTGATAAACATGGCAGGAATAAACAAAGTAATTATTGTCGGCAACTTGGGGCAAGACCCTGACGTCCGCACAATGCCAAACGGCGATATGGTGACAAAAATCAGTGTGGCCACAAGTGAGAGTTGGGTTGATAAAAACACAAACGAGCGCAAAACTCAAACAGAGTGGCACGCTATTGTGTTCTATCGCCGTCAAGCGGAAGTAGCAGGCGAATACCTACGCAAAGGCTCAAAAGTCTATGTTGAAGGGCGTTTAAGAACCCGCAAATGGCAAGATCAAAACGGCCAAGATCGCTACACCACAGAAATTCAAGGCGACGTTTTACAAATGTTAGACAGCCGACAACAAGATAAGTCGTCCACCAGTGGTAAGCCAAACCACCAGGCGGAAAATGCCGGCGATTTTAATGATGATATTCCGTTCTGAGTTTAAAAGGGGTAAAAATGGCTAAATTTATAAGAGTAAGTCCTATTGATGCAATTGGATCGGTTTATCTTAATGTGGATGAAATTAAGGCGTTTTCTGCCACCAAGGAGAGCGATGGAAAGGAATTAACATTTATTTGGTGTAATGATCGACCGTTTAAAGTCACAGAAAAAATAAGTGAAATATTACAACAGATTAGCGGAGATTAAAAAATGTACTGGTTCAAAAATGCGATGATTTATCGCTTAACTAAATCACTTAATTTAGACGACTTACAAGACAAGTTAAATTACGCAGTGTTTACTCCTTGCCAGCCATCCGATGGTACGCATTTCGGCTGGACTCCACCGCTTAAAGATAGCGGATTGTTGCACCACACAGCAGGTGGAAACGTGCTTTTAATTGCAAAAAAAGAAACAAAAATCCTGCCGGCGGAAGTGGTAAACAAAGAGCTAAATGAGCGGATCGAAAAGCTTGAAAAAGACCATGGACGAAAGCTTAAGAAAGTCGAAAAACAAGCCTTAAAAGATGATGTGATTGCCTCTTTATTGCCTCGCGCATTCAGTAAATATCAACATACCGCACTTTGGATTGATACTAAAAACGACTTAATTTATGTTGACGCGACAAGCTCAAAACGCGCCGAAGATGCTTTAGCGTTGCTGCGTAAAACTCTTGGTAGTTTACCTGTAGTGCCGCTGACATTTAAAAATGAGCCGGCAGTCGTTATGTCCCGATGGATTGCTGACGAGGACGCACCGGAATGGCTGATCGTAAAAGAGGACTTAGAGCTACGAAGTAAAGCAGATGATGGCGTTATTAAATGTAAAAACAATGACTTAGCCCAAGAGGAAATTTTAACGCTGGCTGATCGTGGATTTGTTACAAAATTAGCGCTGGAGTGGGAAAATCACTTGTCATTCGTGCTAAATGAAGATTGTAGCTTGAAACGCTTGAAGTTTTCCGACTACATCACCGAGCAGAATGACGACATCCTGAAAGAAGATGTCGCACAGCGTTTTGATGCGGATTTTATCTTAATGACGGCGACACTGTCCCAATTGACGGAAAATCTATTGCGTGAATTTGGCGGCGAGAAAGAACGTCTATAAAAAATTCCACCAACAACAGCCCTCACTACGAGGGCTTTTTATTATCCGAAAAAGTTAGAAATGATTAAATTTATCCGAAACATAGCTAAACGCATTTTGGCAGCAGAAATGCACCGACTGCGAACTTTAGAAATTGAGAACACAACAATGCAAAACCGTATTGATTATCTCAATGAGCGAAACAAGCGGCAGTCAAAAGAGATTGCTCGTTTGATTTTATTGCAATCCACCCCGCAACAACCAACAAAGCGTTATCAATCCAAGAAACGGAAAGGCAAGCAAAAATGAACGAAATTAATATAGGCATTCCCCACTCAAGATTTTCCGATATTTTCGGGTGCTATTTTTATGTGCGGATGAATAGCGGTGAACCATCGGCTGTTACACGTGCGTTAGATGACGCTAAATACAGTTGGCTTATGTTTGGCTCTGAGTTGCGAAATGACATTATCCGGATGGCGGAATCAGCAAACTATCCTGCGGTAGTTAACAACTACGTAAATAATTTTATTGAGTGGGCCAAAAGTCAATTTAATGCACCGCAAGATTACAACTCACCTCGACCACTGGTTGACGTGTTGCCAGTGGTGGATTTAAAGCTGTACGGGGATAAAAAATGCTGACTTACGGCTCAGTCTGTTCGGGGATTGAGGCGGTCAGTGTTGCGTGGTCGGGTATGATGTCGCCGGTCTGGTTTTCGGAGATTGAGCCGTTTCCATGTGCGGTACTTGCTCATCATTATCCCGATGTGCCAAATCTTGGCGATATGACCGACTTACCTCAAAAAATTATAAACAGAGAAATCCCCGCCCCTGATGTGCTTGTTGGTGGTACGCCTTGCCAAGCGTTTTCGATCGCCGGTTTACGAAACTCGTTAGATGATGAGCGCGGAAATCTCACGTTAACTTTAATACATATATTAGAGGCTATTGATTATGTTAGATACCAAGACGGTAAGCAACCGTGCGTTTTGTTGTGGGAAAACGTTCCGGGTGTACTATCCACAAAGGACAACGCATTCGGACACTTTTTGGCTGGATTGGCTCAAGAGCGTGAGCCGTTACAACCGGCAGGGGCAAGATGGGCAAACTCTGGTTATGTGCATTCAGCCCGCACTATCGCGTGGAGAATCCTCGATGCTCAATACTTCGGACTCGCCCAACGACGCAAAAGAGTGTTTGTTGTGGCAAGTGCTAGACAACGCAGTGTCGCCCAAATACTCATTGAGCGCAAAAGCCTGTGCGGGGATATTGAGACGAGCGAAACAGCGCGGGAAAGTATTACCACCTACACTGAGGGGAGCTTTGGAACATATCGCCAATCCGCAGTGGGGGGGGTAGTAACTGCTAGCGGTGGCGCGCTAGGCGGCGGGTCAGAGACACTTATTGTTCACGGTACGCAAGACCCTATAACATCCACCACCACAGCGCATTGTTTGGGTCGCAATGGCGGGATGGAGAATGTGTTGTTTGATATTGCTCACCGCTCGGATGTTGTGCGCGTACAAGATGACGATACTACGCCGACACTTACCGCACGAATGGGGACTGGTGGAAACAATATCCCGTGCATTGCATTAGCCGGTAACACTATCGGCAGACAACCGCATAACGGCGGAAATGGCAATGGATTTGATGACAGTGGAGTAAGTTACACATTAACAACCACAGATATTCACGGTGTTTTTAATGGCTTAACAGTCCGCAAACTTACACCATCAGAGTGCGAAAAACTACAAGGCTTTCCGCCCGGTTACACACAAATCCCATATCGCAATAAACCTGCGAGTGATTGTCCTGACAGTCCGCGTTATAAAGCTATCGGAAACAGTATGGCGACGCCGGTTATTAAATGGATTGGAGAGCGAATGATTAACTATATCGGAGATGATACAAGATGAGTAAATACTTTAGTTATGACGCGATCGATGTGAATTTATATGTCCATGACACCGCAGAGGAGGCTAAACAATCCGCGTTAGATATTGCCGAGGATGGATATAACTTAAGCTCAGGCTGGTGTGACGGACCTTCAAAAGGTTCGCAGGATTTAATCAAAAGTATTTGTTATGGCGTAATCCTTGGCGGGATTGATTTACCTGTTCGCCACCCCTCTGTTGAGCAAGATGGAGCGGATGCAGTGGCGGAATTTAAGTATATGGTGCAACCTCCTGTTATTGTTGAGTATGAGCAAAATAACGGCTGGATTAAGTGTAGTGATAGATTGCCTCCGGTCAACGAGGACGGCGAGAGTTGCTCTGTTTTGCTTTATGGTATGGATATACTTAGTGACTTTGGATCTCATCAGTTTATTGGGTACTTGATGGAGGGTAAGTTTTATTGTGATGACGGACATAGTCCACATCAATGCTATTACGTCTCTCACTGGCAACCACTCCCGCCGCCGCCAACCGAATAACCAACGACCGCAAAAGTGCGGTCTTTTTTAAGGAGAATTTATGAAACAGTTTGATTTAAAAGAGGCTTTAGCGGGTAAGCCGTGCGTAAGCGAAAACGGAAAAATCATCTATATTTTTAAAGATGTTAGAGAGTTTGGCTTTGATGATGACACCCCTCTTGTAGGGATAATCATATTTAATAAAAACAATTATATGCTGACACATTGGACCGACAGCGGGAAGAATTTATCATGCTATGATTATCAGATTGTGGGGATGTACGAAGAGCCGGAATTAACCTCCGAGCAAGTGCTAGAAAAGGCTTATCAGGAAAATCTACCGCTTGATGCAATCGGCAAAAAAGCATTTGTTATCGCAAAAACAAAGGATGGTGATTATGTGATGCAGTGCGGGGAGGATAATTTGTATTTTGCGAGCCATGAAACAGAGTGGGAATTTTACAAAGACCCCGAGCCAAAATCCGACACAATCACCGTTACATTACCTAAGCCGTTTAAGCCTAAACCTAATGATAAATTTTGGTTTATTGATAAGGTAGGCGGGCATTTACAAGTGTCTCACAAAATTAAATCTAACCACGCTTTAACCGGCGATGGCAATTATTTTCGCACCAAATCTGACGCGCAAGCATGGCTAGATGCTATGAAAAACGCTTTAGATGATTAATTCAAGCCGTCCGAAAGGGCGGTTTTTTATTGGAGTAAATATGCTTACTTATTTAATTTTTAATCATGAGG